TTGTTTGATATGCTCATTCGCGATGACTCCTAGGAATGTGTACGGACCTGGGAAGGTTCCCGTCATCAGAGCGTAGAAATCCACCCCGTCGGTTTTCGAGCCTTTGCGCGCATCGACCAATAGCTTTCCATTGTCGTACTTGGTCGTTTTTACATCGATGCGTAATCCCGGCTGTGGCGGAACAATCGCGTCGTAGAGCGGATGCGGAGGATTACGATCCGTATCCAAATCAGGATAAACATTGAACAGCTTACAGAAAGCTAGCTCACCACAAATCCCCTCAAGATCAACCGTATGCGGATCTTCCGCGCTGATCTTCAGGTTCACCACGTTGAAATATCGATTCTTACCATTTCGATTCTTAGCCACGAAATGGGCGAGCTTACGCTCCGCTGTTGAGAGAGAAATACTTTGACCAATTTTGATTTTATTTAACATGGTCAAAAAGGCGGAAAATTTTTGAGGGGGGTATCGTAAACGAAGCCCACCCCCAAAGGGGGCTGGCTGGTCGGCCCCGCCATCGTCTATTCCCTAGCCAAAAACAATCCTTTTCTCTATCGGCTTACTATTTATTAGCAAATCTTATACAGTCCATTAGAACGCCAACGTTGCACATTCACTGTTATATTCACTTGGTTTCGGATTCGTTCGCGACTTGGATTTCAACTCCACGATCCGGCATCGATCCGAGCAGATTGATCGATACACTCGCCTGTTCTCCAGTTTCACTCCATCCGAACACGAGTGCGGACCGCTTTGCAACACTTCCTAGGATTTGCTCCCGTGTTGACTCGTCTTTGATACCGTCTAAGTCGTACCCATTGACGCGTTCAATCGTTGAAGCCGCATCCTCAGCCAGTTTGCTTCGAACGATTGCCGACAGGCTTTCCAATGATTGGGTTTTCTTTTCAGTGCAAATCGTTTGCATTTGAGCCTTTAACTTTGTAATCCCTTCAAGTGAAGCCTTTTGCTGCAACGTTGCGCGGTTCAGTTGCAAATCGTTTGCAATAGTCTCCCAAGTCTCTCCTGCGAAGTACTTCGCTTTTGCTTTCTCCCATTTGCTTTTATCCATTCTCATTTCATTCACTTTGTCCCACAAAGTATGCCAAGTGTCCAAACAAAAACACCACAACCTATTGTGTCCCCTACCAGGCGACACCCCAACATCTTGTACGCCACTTTATCGTTAAAATTCGGGCTTTGATTTGAAAGTAAGGTGGGGACAGCGGGGCTTTTCACTTCACTTTCCCTCACTTTTCTTTCGATTTATCTTGACTCTTTTCTGTCTTTCGTGCCTTCCCCCTGTCCTCCTGTCCCTTGAAATAATCTCAAAATAAATCAAAATAAATCTTGCTCCCGACAGGCTTTCGGCCCATAGTGTCCGCATGAACGAAACATTGCATCACTTGATCAGACTCCCTTACGGCCGGTTCACGGTCTTCATTGGCACTCTCTCTGAAGCGCAAGCCGATTGCCGCAATCGTGACGATTGGGATTGTATCGGCAGCGCAAAAGTCATCCGAAGCTTCCCAACGGCCGTCGAATGCAACGAATATCTCTTCGAGGAACTTGGAGTCTAACCCCATGAAACACGTCACCATCAAACGACTGGCCATTGCGGCCCTATTCGTCGCTTTGGTTCTCATCGTCGGATACCTCGAAAGCCACTACGGCATTACCCCCAACCACTAAAACAAATCCCATGAATTATCCCGAAACTATCCCCGCCACCTATTCCGCTGATTCCGCTTTGGAGCGTGCCTACCGCCTCGGATGGAACCATGGCCATGGAATCGCTTGCCATAATGTCCCCGAGATTGGGGATACTATCAGCCGTTGCGTTGACTACGTTGGCCTTGGCAAAACTGTCACGCCGGAAAATATCGCCGAATACCACGAATTGCTTTGTTTCGCCGCCGAATCCAGTTCCCGTGACTATTCCCCGTTCGAATTTATTGCCCATGAATTCAACGAATCTGAGGATTCCGAATCACTTTGGGAGGCATTCGAATCTGGAATTGCCGATTCAATCCGCAACGATTTGAAAGGCTATTCATACGCTGAATTGGTCTGATTTTCGATACCCTGCCCATCGGCAATCGGTGGGCAGCAATCGGCAATCAAATCCAAATCACGAATCCCATGACCAAATCCCAAGAACTCCAAATTATTCGCGAAGCAATCGAAAAGCTTGGCGTCAATTCATACTGCGGGCCGTGGCTTGCCGATCAATTGCCAGCTATCGAATCGGCCATCACAAGCGATTATCCGCCAGAATCCTATGCGTTTTCCATCCATGAAGCGCGCAAACAAGCGGACAAAATAATCGGTGAAGCTAGGCGCGAAGCTTTCAAATTAGAGCGCGATTCAATCGCTCAATCCAAAGCGCGCTTTGACGCTGCGGATAAGGAGCTTATGCGGAAGGTTGATGCTTTCCGTCAAATCCTGCGCGAGTGCGTCAATTCCCTCTGATTCCTCGCGATTCCCTATCGGCAATGGTAGGGAATGGCGGTCAATCAAAGCCGATTCAACAAATCCAATCCATGCAATCCATTCAGACCAAATATCTCCCCGCAACGAACACTCGCGGTTCCCGCATCAAAGCAATCTGTGAGCGCGGCTCCGTGACAATCCCGTATCCGCATGAGTTATCTGGTGACGAAGTTCACCGCGCGGCAGTTCTCGCGCTTGTGACTCGTTTCCTTGACGAAGACGAATCGAAAGGCACGCCCCGCGAAACTAATTTTTGGAACCGCGCTTTTGTGTCCGGTTCGCTCCCCGACGGTTCAATGGCGCATGTTTTCGTAAGCTAACAGCCTGGCCCATCCTCCGCGCATCATGCCGCAAGCGCGGTGCGAAAGGGTAGGCCACAAGTCCTTCCTCAAACCAAATCACGAACCATGAATCCAAAATTGCTCCCCATCCTCGAACGCATCATCGCCCGCGACACGATTCTGCAATCATTCCACGCGGATAATCTCCCGCAATCCGCGCTTGCCTATGTGCGCCAGAATTACGGCATGGACTCGTTCCTATCGGATGAGGAGGAACAAGACCTAATCGAAACGCTCCCACCGTTCGCGGATAACATCAGCGAATCTTTTCGCGAAGGATCGGGCGGCGACGCATCGATTTATCATCTATTCGACGACGGATCTTTGTGGATTAAAACCAACGCATATCAGCAAGTCTGGGCCGACGCTCGCGACTATGCGGTCGAATCCATTATTCCATTGATGCGACTAGACAGGATCGATTCGGACCTGATGCGCGAAATCGGCATGGACGATCAGGTCAACGAAATCCGCGAAGACTTTTTTTCCTTCTTCGCCCATATCCTGCATCGCGATTGCGGCATCCCGCATTGCGACGCACGCGAACACTGGAACGCCTGGTCGAATCAATTGGGCGACTCCGCGTGCGAAAGCATCGTCCTGGGCGGCTCCGAATCCGGCCGCGCGGAGGGCATTCTTTTCGCGTCGGAATACACCGTCAACGCCTGAACCAATCCAATCCATCCCATGCGCTACAAAATCCAACTCTCAACCTCAACCGGCGGCTGGTCAGACCTCCGCGCATCATACGACGGCGAGAACTACGAACCGTGTCTATTCCCCACGCGCAAAGCAGCCATTGCCGCGCGCGAGGAGTTTGGTGAACTGTCCGAATTCCTCGAAACGACGCGAATCGTCACCGCCGAAACTCCCGAAACCGAAAACATCTACGAATGAAAACCCATACCCCCGGCCCTTGGCGGACAACTGGCCTTAACGTCCGCGCTGGCGACGCTCTTATCTGCTACGCAACGAATCATTGGGCGGACTATAAAACCCCCGAATCAGAGCAACAGGCCAACGCAAATCTCATCGCCTCCGCGCCCGATCTTCTCTCCGCGCTCGAACGCCTGGTTCACCCGATGGCCGACGACGACGATCTTGACTTTGCGCGCGAGGTAATCAGGAAGGCGAGGGGAGGCTGATCATGCATCCCCTCCTCTTATCCGCCCTCATTCAGGTCGAATCCGGCGGCAACGATCAAGCGCGCGGCCTTCACGGCGAGCTAGGCGCGCTTCAAATCAAGTCGATCATGGTTCGCGACGTGAACCGCATTATGGGGACGCATTACGCGCACCAACAAGTCACCAATCGCGCCGTTTCGATCTTCATCGCGGAAAGCTACTTCGCGCATTACGGCAAACATTTGAGCGACGAATCTTTAGCTCGGCTCTGGCAAGGTGGGCCAAAAGCCCTTAGAAGATCATCATCACGCGCGTATGGCCGACGGGTTATGCGAAAACTTGATGCACTTGAAAACTCTACGCGCGAGCAAACCGAGAACCATCACCTAACCAAGAAATGAAACTAACCATTCAGTCCAAAACCAACGCCCAGACGATTGTCGATCTGTTCAATGCCATCGTAACTGGCGAATGCGAAACGGAAGGCGTCACACCGCTCTCTATTTACGACGAGGACAGGCATATCTGCTCCATCACGGACGCGGATGGGAATCAAATCCTGGAACTCATCATCGAACGCGAGCCGGGCGACAAACTCATTCAAACCTGCGAACCGGAGGATGCGCCGTGAGCAAGGACACAACCCTCGGCGAACTTATTACGACGCTCGACATTCTGTCGGACAAGTTGCAATCGCCCGTCCTGCTGGAAACATCGATTCGCCTTGATCAGGTGTCAGATGCTCTCATCAACCTTGAACATGCGCTCTTTTACGCCCGCATGTATCAGTCTACCGATAATACAGGCGAGGGCGAGAAGCGTCGGCAGCAACTCATCGACGATTCGGAGGCCATCATCCGGCTCATCCGCAATGGGGGACGCTATTATGAGCCGTAATCTATTCGCCCCGCCCAGGTTCAAGGTTCAGATATCTGGCGCGATTGGCTGGAGCGACTTGAAAGAGCGGGTCGTGCGTTTCGAAACGCTCGAATTCCGCGCGCGCAAGGATGCCGAGGCGACGGCCAAGGAACTGAATCCCGGCGAGTATACCCAAGGCCGCATTCGGGTCGTTCCGGTGGAAGTGCCGGAGGATTATGATGTTTATCCGGTGACGGAGCGGGTCAGTGAAAGGCCAACTTCGTCCAGATAACTTTTCAGCAGATAAAAGGTAGGCCAATTTGAGCATCCAAAACCATGTCCTTTCTCCGATTCGATTCTAGCACGGTCATGCCCCAAACCGTCCGTAGAGTCGAAAACGACCTGTCGAACGCTCTACGGGGCGTTTCCGCTCCATTAAACAGCATTCTCGAATGTCGATCGAGCGACACAAACGCGTTCCAACCCTTATTCCGAAACGGAAGCGTCACCGCCCTCAAAGGCGGGGAGCAAGCTTTCCGATTTCGGAATAAGCCTCTCCCCTTTTTTAGAAAGGGGAGGCTTATCTTTAGATGAGCGAGGTAGACCAAGGATAACCTGAAAATAACCATTGGTAGATTTCCGTTGACTTGAGGACAAGGTAGAGTTATTTGTTTTACACCATGAGTTACCTTCCAAATGGTTCGACGCTTAGGGCGACGTTCCGAGAGATGCCGCCTAAGAGGCACAACCTGACCCTCGAAAAGTCGGAGTTACTGGCCTGCATCGTCGAGACGATTGGCGGCGGCATTGCCGAGGCGAACCGCGCGTTCAATTCGATGCGGAACGTCAAGAGCCAGGTACTGGTCTTTGATCGGATCGAACGGGTCTGGCATGGATGCGACTGGAAGCCGTCCGATGAGGAGGCGCAGAAGGATCTTGAATCTCGCAAGTTGTCGGATATCCGGCGGGAAATCGCCCAGCTTTGGAAGGCTATCAATGCCCTGCGTAAGGCTAGGCAGCGGAGGAGGAGTCAGAAGCAAGACAAGGAGAAGGAGGCTCCAACCGAACTCGAACCTGTGGCCGACACATCCATCGACGACCTTCTCGCCAAGTACCGCAATCTTTCCGAAACCGATAGTTCAACCAGCAGATAAACCTAAAAACTATGACCGACCAGAAGATCGATATCCTATTCGCCAGCATCGAAAAAATGAACCAACGCCTTGGGTCGATTGAGGCGACGATCAAGGCGAACAACCAGAAGATCAGCGACATCGAAGATTTTCTTGAATCCGGTTCCGACGATTCAAATTGCGAAGGCTTCGGCCCGAAACCGGATCGGCAACCGTTCAATCCGAACGCCGAAACGTACACCCTGGAACTGCATCACGGCCCGTACACGATCCGACGCGACGACGGCGAATCCGACAAGGAATGGCAACGGCGCAAAGATCATCTCATGGACCAGCGTGTGACGTTCCTCAATGGCAGCGGACAGAACGGAACACCAGAGCAAGTGGCCCACCTTCAGAGGATCGAGACACGACTAGGCCGAAAAATTTTCCAATATCCTCTTGCAACGACTTGAGACAACTGCAACACTACGTCCGCAACGATGACAATTTTTTGGCAACTGGGCATAGAGCGCGTCGAGGTGGCGCGACAGGGCTTTATTGGATTTTCTGCCCGTGATTGAACACCCAGTTGCCATCCCCCTTTGATGAAAGTTTATACGGCCAAACAAACGGCGGCGATGCTCCAAATCTGCACCGAGACGCTAAGGCGAATCGTTCGCAATGACGGCATCCAGCACAGGAGAATTGGCCGACGAATCCTTTTCACGGAAGCCGACATCGCGGCGATTCTTGAGAGTCGAGCGATGGTTGGAGCCGTGAATCCGTACGCAAAGAAGACAAACAAACAACCGCAGATAGAGAATACAACCTATGAGCAACCAGGCAGCAACATTGACGGTGGCAGTGCCGTCGCAAACGCAATCGCTGGCAACGACCAGCCCTGACAGCGGAGAGTTCTACTCCCGCATCGGGACATCGCTTGAATCGGTCAAGGAACTAGGATCGTGGATAGCCAGGAGTGGAGTCTTTAATTGCCAGAAGGACGAGCAGGGGAATATGATTGCCCTTGAGTGTCTGGCAACGCGCAAGACCCCGTTCGACTTCAAGCGCGAGTTTCATCTGGTCAACGGAGCGTTGACGATGCGCTCTGACGCGATGCTCGCCGGATACCGCGCAAGAGGGGGAAAAGTCATTTGGAAGCAGTTTGATTCGAATGCCGCGATTGCCATCTGGAAATACGACGGCAACGAATGCGAAATTGGATTCACCGCAGAGGATGCGAAGATTGCTGGCTTATTACCCGCAAAGCCAGGGTCTGGGTGGCAGAAAGATCCGTCGGCCATGCTCCGCGCTCGCTGCATTAGCAAAGCCATCCGCATGCTTGCACCGGAAGTCGTGGCAGGCGTCTACGCCACTGAGGAGGCTGCGGACTTTGCTACCTCAACAACACCCACCTCCCCGACTCCGACGCGCCAGACAGTCAATGTGACGCCGGAATCAACCTTCTCGCTTGTAGAGAAACTGGAGCAGATTCTTGAGCCACATTCTGACATCGCCAATGCGTTCCTCGTATCGAAGAACCTCATCAAGGAGGGTCAGAACTTCCGCGATGTCTCGACCAAGGTGGCCAACATGATCATCGCTGACTCTGACAGCTTCCTAATCAAGGCCAAAGCATTCTCAGCTCCTACACTCGAATGAACCCTAAACTACTTGCATACGAAGAGTCTCCAACCCGAATCGACATTTACATCGCTGCCTTGCTTCAAGGTGCTGTCGAACGTGGCAACTTAAATCTGAGATGGAATGAGAAGGTGACAGAAGATGACATGGAAGTGATTGAACGCATCGTTGCCGTGGCAGTAGCGGTAGATGGAATGAGAAATTACGAAGGCCAATGTGAGGCAGACAAATGAGCATTAAAAACCGCCACATCAACTTCGACATGCCAGCCGAGAAGTATCACGCCGTTGATGCGCTGAGCAAAAGCATGATGACGAAGATCCTCAAGTCACCGGCCCATTACAAAGCCGCGCTGGACGAGCATCAGGAACCGAGCAAGGCGATGCAGCTTGGCACGGCGATTCACACCGCTGTTCTCGAACCGCATTTGTACTCGCAGGTTGTCGCTGTGATTCCGCCTGACATCGACGGTCGGACCAAGGAGGGAAGGCAGTGGAAGGAGCAGCACAAGTCACGCATCCACCTGACTCACGCTGAAGACATTGATGTCCAAGGCGTGGCCAACTCTGTCCGTCGCCATCCGTTCTGGGACATCATTAATTATGAACACTCAATCGAAGCGAGCGTTTTTGCTGAAGATGCAGAAACCCAGATTCCATTGAAGGCCCGTCCCGATCTGTGGATTAAAGAACCAGCAATCCTGGTGGATGTGAAAACAACGGACGACGCATCGCCTGAAGCGTTCAGCCGAACCATCTCCACGTTCGGATACCACATTCAAGCCGCTCACTATCTGGCGATGACCGGAGCAGAGTCGTTCATCTTCGTCGCTGTCGAACGCAAGGCTCCGTATGCCGTTGGAATCTATCGGCTCGACATCGAATGGCTTCAGGCCGGTGAAAACCTTCGCAGGAAGGCAATCTCAACGCTCCACGAATGCCGCGCACTGGACAGTTGGCCATCCTATCCCACGACGACCATCACGCTTTCATGCCCAAAATGGGTGCTGAATAAATCGGAAAACTAAACCAAAATCGAAGCCTAACAATTATGTTCAAAGTCAATCGTAAGGACGCCGGAGGCAGCTACATCAATGCTGAAGGCGAGTACACTGTCACCGTGATGAAGGTCGAGGAAACGCTCGACGCGAAGGGAAGAGAGGTCTGCAAGGTGACGTTCGCAGCCGAAGACGGATCGAGCATCGCCGACCGTTTCATCAATCAGGAAAACGTATGGTTCCGTGTGAATCAGCTTGTCGCTGCAACGAACCACAACGTGCCGGATGGAACCGAAGTGGACTTCCTCGGCAAGAAGGGCAGCTACGCCAACTTCCTCAAGTCGATGATCGGTCTTGAGCTTACCATCATTGTTCGTGCTGAAGAGTACGATCTGAATGGCGAGAAGAAGAAGGCGTATCGCATCAAGGCGATGAAACCTGCTGTGGCCACGGCCCCAGAAGAAAAACCGTTCTAATCCAAACCAGGGAGGGGTGCGTATTCCCTCATAACGCACAACCAATTCTAACGCATCCAATTCGTATCCATGAGAGTCAAACTTGTAGCTATCACGAAACCCCTTGTCGGCGACGGCACAATGACCGCGTCCGATTTCATCACGTTCGCAGCGCGAGTCAGTAATCCGTCGAATCAGATGAGTCTGCTCACCGCTCCGAAGTTATTGGCCTACTGCATCAAGCACGGCCATTGGAGCATCTTCGAGCAGGCGTCGATGACGGTCGAGATTCAGACCAGCCGCGCTATCTCTGCTCAGATTATTCGTCATCGCAGCTTCTGCTTTCAAGAATTTAGCCAGCGATATGCACCGACCGATACGGCTGAGCTGGTCGAACTTCGCACCCAGGACCGTGTTAATCGCCAGGGAAGCGGAGAGGTTTATCCGCAAGAGTGGGCCAATGAAGTTGTTGCCAAGTCGGTCGATCTGGCTTTCAGGACATATCGAACGCTGATCAATGAGGGTGTGAGCCGAGAGACTGCTCGCATGGTTCTTCCGCTCTGTACGCAGACGACGCTGTACATGACCGGCAACATCCGCTCATGGATTCATTACTTCGAGCAGCGTTGCGCCAAGGGTACACAGAAGGAGCATCGCGACATCGCCATTGCCATTCGCGACACGATCTTCGCAGTCGAATTCTCGCACATTCACGCGGCATTGGAGGAATCGAAATGAGCGACACCCCGATATCAGACTCGACTCCGCACAATGTGGCCGAACTCGGCATGCTGTGCAGGAGGTTTGAACGCGAACTCAACGCGGCCAATCAGCGCATCACCCAACTAGAGCAGGAGAACGACGCCATGCGAGCGGATCTGCTGCTGTGGCGTGAGCAGGAGGTGAAGCCGTGAACGTCCCCATCGGCCCTGCCGCATTCGTCTTCAAGCACAAGCGAACTAAGCAAATCGTCGTCGTTTCGAACGAGCGATGGCATGAATTGTACGACAAGAAGGAGGAATGGGAACACACCGCCAGTCTGAACGCTTGTGGTGCTTTGCAATACATCATCGACGCCAAACCGGCTGAACGGAAACGATACATCAAGTCACTTACGGAAAAGCCATGAAAAAAGAAAAGATGACGCGAGTCGTCACAATCGATACGCAGCTCCATGACGACCTCAAGGGGTTCTGCAACCGCAACGGACTGAAGATCCAATTTGTCGCTCGGGAGGCGCTAAGGAAGTACATGGAAAGCAAGCACACGACGCAATCAAGTGCTGCCCAATCCGTCTCATCCTGCGCCGCTACCGCCCAGTAGCGAATCGCACCGTGTGGTGCGGACAAAACCCTTCGCTCGCTATGAAGCAGTGGGCGGAGGGATAAATTTCCTAAAATTATGAATCTAAGAGAATACCAACAAAAAGCAGTAGAGTGGGCCAAAACTGACGATGGCCTGATCATCGCACCCGCAGGCAGTGGCAAGACATGGATTGCCGCGAGCATTATCCAGTATTTTCACAAACATCAATCCATCGGAAGATTCGGCTGGCTTGCCCCAACCCGCGAGACATGTCAGCAAGCGCGCACATCGCTCCGTGTTGCCGGTGTGCCTGACGAGATTGTGGATATCCGCTGTCCGCATGAATCGGTGGACTTCAGCAAGAAGGACATGCTGATCGTTGACGAAGCCAAGCATAGTCCTGCTGCCGGATGGCGTCGCATCATCGAGTCCTGTAACGGGCCGCGTTATGGCCTCGATGCTACTCCTTGGTGCGACGATGAAGAGCGCAATGCCGTAACGCGAACGCTCTTCTTCAACCGCACCTACGAAATCAAGCGCACCGACATCGGCGATTCATTGGCCGACGCTTATCTCGAAATCAGCGATGCCACCGACCTCAACATCCAGCAGAAGATCGACGACAACATCGACCGGCTTTTTGTAACAAGACGGCGGCACATGCGGATAAGTGATGACGAATTAAAACGCATGTGCGCCTGGGAATCGATTGTGGACATCGGCATCTGCCAGAACCGCGAGCGCAATGCGTACGCCGTCAATTACGCGCTGGAACACCTCGACATGCAGACCCTGATCCTCATTCCGCGCATCACGCTTGGCGAGGACTACGAAAAGCGCATTCCCGGTTCACTCCTCGTCCATTCGAAGATTGGCAAGAAGCAGCGCAAGGCGGCGATGGAGGAGTTCAAGGCTGGCAACCTGCGGACCATGATTGCCACATCACTGGCCGACGAAGGACTCGATCTTCCGAATGTCGAACTGCTCATCATGGTGAGCGGCGGTCGGTCGTCGCAGAAGACGATTCAGAGGGCGAGTCGCGCACTGCGGAAAACAGATTCCAAAAACTGTGCGACAATCGTTGATTTTTCGGACAAGTTTCATCCCATCGGAGCGTTCCACGCAAAGAAGCGAATGAAATGCTACCGTGAACTAGGTTGCGTTTTCCAATGAGTGCATCAATTACAACAACGAACGAAACAGCCACGCCCACAGAGAACGTGGTTTATCTGATCGGCGAACTACGGGGCATCAGCCGTCAAACCGAAACCAAAACAGGCGCGCTTATGGTGCGCCGCGTTATATCCGTCGCTCGTCATTGGACGGATGCGGACGGCAGGTTTCACGAAGATTACGATGAATTCGAGCTGTCCTCATGGGGGCAGGTTGCCGAGAAGATCATCGAGATTCAGAACGGCGCTCTAGTGCGCGTCAAAGGCCGTGTGAAGGTTGAGAAGTGGAGTGATGGCGGTGAAACCAAGAGCGCCGTGCGTATTGCGGCGGAACAAATAACGGTCCTTTGCTACTAAAATGAAATCAAACCAAACAATCGTTGCGGTCGATCCTGGTGTCGGAGGCGGATTCGCGGTCAAAACGGCAGATGAAATTTTGCTCTGCCCAATGCCCGAATCATTGCCCGACATGGCGCAACTACTAATCGGATTCAAACTATCAGATAGCCACTTGTGGATTGAGAGGGTTCCCAAGTTCGTGTCCAAGCTAACGCCTGCTGCGAGTGTCGCCACGCTCCATGAAAACTACGGCATCATCCAAGGATTGGCCTACGCTCAAGGGTATGCGCTGCATCGTGTAGAGCCGAAGATATGGCAAGATCCGCTTGGACTCGGAGGTCGTAAAGCATGCGCTACCGGCCCTGAATGGAAGCGAAAGCTACGCACCAAGGCTCAGGAGCTGTATCCGCATCTGGGCGTCACGCTCAAAAACTGCGACGCCCTGCTGATTCTCCATTACGCTCAAGGAGGCGGACGCTGATGAATGCGACGATAGCCATCCTTCCACAACGCCCTAGCAATAAACGCGGCAATTCGGATGACGTGTTTTTCAGACCAGTGTGGCTTTGCAAGATGAAGCAATTCGTGAATCACCGTGTCGATTCGATCTTTCTCGCTTTGTCTCGGATCGATTTCGATCAAGTTTGTGTCCATCCACACCTGGCCGAACGCATTTTCGCGTCCAAGTTTCTTCTCAACGATCTTAACCCTTGTGACGGATTTCGCTCGCTTCACGCATGAACGCTCCCATGAAGTTCTTCAAAAACAAACGCCCAACTAACGAAGAATTCAAACAAGCGTGTGTCGCCGCATTCGCGATGGGCGTCGTCATCACCAGCGCATACTTCATTCTCTTTGTCCTCAAATGAGCCAAGAACTCGAAGACATCAAAGAAGAGCTGGCAGAGTACAAATGGATTTCCAAGGAGCTTGCGAAAGCACTTGGCTGCGGATGCACAATCGGAGGAGACTTCGACCTGTGCATCGACTGCACCGACACACAGAAAGCATACAAACGAATACAGAAAATATATGAGCCTAAACAGTGCGAACAAAATAGTCAGAATCGCTGAAGCCGATGAATCAACGCCACGAATCGATTTCGCGTACATCGACAAGAAGTACAAGGAATGGCTTGTGCGCCGTGGATTCGCCAGCGAAGAGCAAACTGAACTCGGCATGCGACGTTCCGACGGTCGTCGCGGTCGTGCGGTCAAACGAATCAATTCCGATGAAAGCATCTGAAATATCCCGAGAACAACTCTTGAAGGAAGCTCCGCGCCTCATTGACTATGCGATTCTTCGAGGTTGGATGAGCAAGCCAGCGAAGCCAAAACGCAGCGTGGATGGCGGATGGCAAGCGGTTGGAGTCGGCCATCTCGACGACGCTTCTGAAGATGAAATACAAGAACTCAGGAAACAGCTCAGTGGAGGTTGAACTCCTGTCCGACGACGTAGAAATACGCATTGGAGAAACCAAGTGGTCAGGCGTGGCCTACATGCGCGAGGGCAAGGCCAAGATCTACGTTCGAACGAAAGCTGAATTCAAAGCTAAGTTCGTACTGATAGATGCGAAGCCCTAAACTTTACATCGCCGCACAAGAGCAGCTCTTTGCGAAGTTTCAGTCACGCTCCATCGCTATCCAGCATTGGAGCAAATATCTGATGACTCCCAAAGAGCTTGCTCTCCTTTTCAGCAAGTTAGAGAAATCAAATTCAGTCCTCTCCGAAATCGCCAAGACTGATCTTGGTCGAAGCGGGGAAATAGCGAGAAAACAACTTGGAATCGAATGAATCAATCAAAAATAGATCGTGCGCGCGCATGGCTGCGTAACACGCCAGGAGCCGTATCAGGTCAGAATGGGCATGGAGCAACCTTCGCAGTAGCAACCTCGCTCATACACGGTTTTGAGCTGAATGCGGGGGATGCCGAGACGCTCATGCATGAGTACAACTCGAAATGCCTCCCACCGTGGAAGCCGCATGAACTGGCCCACAAGCTCAACGAGGCTGCAAAAGTAGCGCACGACAAGCCGCGTGGTTGGCTTCTGGAATCGCATCCCGGCATTGGTCAGGGCGGAACACCCATCTCGCCCACCGGCAAGTTCGTTGTTCAGAAAATCCAGCCAGTACCTGAGCCGGAATCTAGGCTGACCACAATCGACTTCCTTAAAGCCTGCTTCGAACCGGACGAAGTTGTCTGTATCTGCAACGACATCGTCAGCGATGAGGAAGGTCGGACTCGGCCAAACTCCAAGGGTACATTCCTCAAGCGCGACGAATGGATTAAGAACCACTTCACGCCGCCAATTAGTTCCATGTGGAACGGTCCTGATAGCCGTGGCGCTTACGTCCGTGTCAACCCGTGCTTCGACGAGAGCGGTTCTGATTCCGGCGTGGCAGCATTCCGCCATGTCCTGGTCGAGATGGACGAGAAGACGAAGGACGAGCAATGGACGATCCTCAAGGAGTCGAAGCTACCAATGTCCGTCGTCATCGATTCCGGTGGCAAGAGCTTGCACGGCTGGGTGCGCGTCGATGCAGCGAACAAGGAGGAATGGAACGAGCGTCGTGATGTCGTCTATCGACAGTTAGAAGCTCTCGGCATCGATCCGAAGAACAAGAACGCGAGCAGGTTCTCCCGTCTTGCCGGTGTCATGCGCGATGGCAATGAGCAGAAGCTGTTGGCCATCAATGTGGGTTCTGTGAACTGGGATGCGTTCACGGACTATCTGGAGTCGCAGGACATGCCTCAGGAGTTCTCGCTTGATAGCATCATCGAGTACGACCCTAAGAATGATCCTGACAATCTGATCGGAGACAGATGGTTGCGTCGCGGTTCATCGCTTCTATTCGTCGGCCAAAGTGGTTGCGGCAAAAGCTCGATGGCCGCGTATCAAGGGATGAAGTGGGCATCCGGTGAAGCGTGGTTCGGTGTCAAACCTGTGCGCGCGCTGAAGGTGGCCTACATCCAAGCTGAGAACGACATTGCCGATCAGCATGATGCGCTGAAAGGGGCTGCTCAGATGACGTTTGGAAAAGAGAACTGGGAGCGAGGATTGCGGAGCGTGGACATGCTCTTCTTCCGCGAAACCGTAAGAACAGGTTCTGACTTCGCCACAATGCTCCGTCGCCTCGTTCGCAAGACCAAAGCTGACGTGGTTTACATCGACCCGCTGCTCTCTTACATGGGCGGCAATCCTGCGGACATCGAGGTCTGCGCGAACTTCACGCGACATCTGCTCCAGCCGATTATGATGGAGACGGGTGTTGTCCTAGTACTTGTCCATCACTTCCCCAAGCCGAAGGGTAAGGACGACAAGCCTGAGAGCGTGGCAGAGATGGCCTACTCAGGATTCGGATCGTCCGATCTAACGAACTGGGCCAGAGAGGTGATTGTGATGAAGGAAGTTGGTTTCAACAATCCGCGCAAGTTCATGCTCGGAATGGCGAAACGGGCTGACCGTTCCGGCATGACGGACAAGGACGGAAAAGTCACCGGATCGATTATGATCCAGCGTGGCACAGGCGGCGACATCTCATGGAACTACGCAGAACCTGAGAAGTTCGTCGTCGATAAGGAGTCGGTTAAGAAACCGTACTCCAAAGGACGATATCCTAAGCGTTAGCTTTCTCGCGCAACGCTCGGCGACGGCCTTTGGCAGCAAGAGACTGAAACTTTTTTTTACCTAGCTTAGAACGGCCAATCCATGCGGCCAAAGCCTTCGGATCTTTCACACCCTTCTTCTCAAGCTGACCAACGAGTTTCTCGTAACGTCCGCCACCGCCAAGTCGCATCTTGTCCATAAAATGTAGAATTAGGTTTTACCGACGAAAGTCACCATGCAGCGCAACTCCAGTGCCGAGGAGTCGTTTTGTCCGTAGCCGTCGCGCAGTTATGTCGCGCGCGGAAGTTCTTGCGACGCTCAGGATTCGATTTCTTGATCGTCATGTTGGCATCTCCAAAGCGAACCTTGATGACGTTGCCGTTGTCATTCTTGACGTACACCGCACTCTTCTTCCGCTCACCAGGCGTGTAGAAGGGTTTGTTCAGCTTCACCTTCTTGCCCTGATAGGTGTTACCTTTTTTGGAGAGGGAGGTTTTCATGGCAGTTCGTTTTCAACCTCAAGCGCCTGCCTGTACTCTTCAGAGTTTTTCCCAAACTCTTGCCTGATGGATTTAACAGTTTGAGAGGTGACATCTCGAAACAGATCGAGTGTTTGAGGGTTTGAAAAGGTAACAAACCTTCCAGCGTCGATGTCTTTGATCGGAGTCATCGCAATTTTTCGAAGCTCTGGGTTGGTCAAAAATTTTGACGCAAACTTGTACCTTACAGCTGGCGCACTGGTAACCACACGGGACAAAAATGAAAGCGCAGCCGGAAGAGTTCCTTGAGCAATGTTTCCACCTTGATATCCGACAAAAATATAATTGATCAGCCCTCGATTTACATCAGAGGCTGTTTTGGCTGGAACAGGAGTTTCAGCTATTGCCCGGGCAACTTTTTCAAGCTCTTGCCGTCCGTTGGTTCCAAGCAGCGTGTTGGCAGTTTCAAAGAATGGGCTGGCAACTCTTCCTGCGGTTCCAGGGCCAGCTGGTACACCGGAAGAAACCAAATTCAACAGCTTTTGACCATCGATGATATCTCCCGTTTTCGACTGACTCAACAGATCGTCAATAAAGAGCGATTGAACATCGCGCAGCACATCAGGCTTTCTGGAGGAAAGTCGTGAAACAAGGTTTGCGATCTTTGGTTGATTTTTTGGATCTGAAACAAACTTTGAAATATCGAACGAATTCCTCTCTACAAGTTTGTCAAAACCGAGTTTTGAAAGCTCAGCCTTTACCGACGCATCTTCCTGAACAGCCCGTTTAGCAAGCTGCTGAAGAGCGTTTTTATCGGTCGTTCCAAGCATCTGCTCAACAAATCTAGGATCAGCATTAACAGAAGAAAGATACGCTTCGGGAGATTTAATTGCATTTCTGATATCACCCAAACGCGATTCAGAAATGAACGCGCTTCTCAGGTTTGCATAGTTTGGAAACAACTTGTTTCTAACCGGCTCCGGTAACCCGTTAATCTTGCTGAACATTTCTCCGACATTGATTCCAGCGCCTTTTCTTCCAGCTTGAGACGCGGTGCTTACAATCGCCTCTTTAACAAGGTCCAACCCTTTTTGTGCGTTTGATGAACCAAGAAGATCCGTCAACATCCCAAGATTAGTTTCGGCATTTGATCCGGTTAGACGCGAGATAATCGCCTCGCCAGACAGTCCTCCGCCTTCTCCAATCTCCTTTAGAATACCCTCGCTAAGGTTTCCCCTGAAACGTGTGATGTTTTGAGCGTAGTTTTGATTTGCAGCGCCAAGCGCTTGCTGGAGAGCTGGCGTTTGCGAGACAGCCTGATTGATCTGATTGGCAGCAATCTCAGCAAGCTGAGCTTTTGTCCTGACATCAACACCCGGCAAAACGCCGGATTGCCGAATCTGTCGAGAAAGGTTGGAGGCAAGATTTCTAGCTTCTTCAAGCGTCGCGGTGCTGACAAGATCTTCAGCCGCTGCAAGTGCCGCACGTTGACCAGCAGGAGCGGCAATTACCGAAATGTTTCCTCCGGTGGTTTTTGCGAGATTTAATCCTGCCGAGTTGGCGTAATCGATCAGTGGTTGAAGATCAACGGCAGTTTGAGAGTATTCTGGAAGCGATTTTGCCTTGGTGTATGCCGCATTCCAAGATGTCCTGGCCGACTCAAGAGAGTTTTCAGCGAGGTCTTTAAGATCGTTTCCAATCGAAGCGGCGCTTCTTCCAGGCGCAAAAAAGGACTTTCCAACCTGAAGCACACGTTGTTCAGCGTTGTTTACAGAGTTTGCAGCTCTTGATGCAAAGTCGTTCACAGCCATTTGCGCTTGCTTGCCAAGCCCCTGACGCTGCGGATCAAGAACATCAAAAACCTGTCTACTGATTTCTTGGGGAGTACGGTTTCCTCTCGGCGTGTTAGCAGCTCGATGCAACGCAAGTTCGTAAATCTGTGTCATCGCTTCAGGGTCAGGCTCCGCACCCTCGAGCGCCATTTTTCTAGAAATCGATTTGGAATTTATCGCCTCAGCAAGCGAGATTGGAACCTGTTGGCCACTTGCGCTTTCAATGGTCTGAACAGACCTCAATGTTTTGAGTTGATCTGGAGTCAAATCAACGGGTCGAAAAAGATTCGCAACAGTCTCGTTGATCAACCCAAGTTTACCGCCAAGAGCTTTCAATCCAGCCATGCCAACACGAAGCGGCTCTCCAATAACAGGGCCAAGGACACCTCCGATTGCGGTTTGTTTAGCAACTTCGCCAACCGCTTCCGCTGGCTTGCCTTCAGTTGCAAGTTCTGCGGCTTTTGGAATTGAAGCACCTGCACCGCTAATTCCACCAAGAGCAGCTTGACCGCCAGTTCTTTGGAGCAGTTTTCCAGCCATTGCTGCGCGAGCAAGAGCCGGGAATCTAGCAGCAGCCATTTCTGGAGCAGCAAAACCGAGGGCTATTGATGCTGCACCTTCTGGAACCGTTTCGTCAAACATCGACGGCGCACCTGCCGCAGCAAGTCGAGCCTCTTCCTCCTGCATCGCCTGACCCATGCGAGCAGCATCGCTCATAGTGGCCTGCTTAACCTGTTCGGGTGTTAGTGCGGAAACAAGGCCCTGCTCTTCACGGCGGCGCATCTCGCCAATGGTTGCCGATTGATTTACAGCTTTAGCAAGTTGAGCGGTTGAACCAACAGCGGCAACAGTTTCAACAGCTTGGACTGGCTTTGCAGAAGCCTCGTCAAGCACCTCAAAAGGTTGATTCGGATCGAATGGCATAATTATTGAGCAACCTCAACGTAAGTGTCGGTCGATTCGTCTAACTGATAGATTTTTCCACCTTGCCTGACGCGCTTTGGTTTTTGAGGCGCGGAAGGTTTTGGCTGACCTTCAATTTTCAAAACCTCCTGTTCTCCGATGATTCCAAGCGGAGATTTCATTCGATCTTTTGCGTCTAGGAAAAGCGACCGAATCTCTGAAAGCGCCTGTTTCACCTGATCTGGGCTAGAAGTCAAAAAGCTCTGATTGATCAGCTCTTTGGCTCTTCGAGCATCAGCGTCCGTAAGTCGTCCGGTTTCAGAAAGAAGACCTCTTGCAACCAGTGGTGTCAAAGCACCAAGAGTGCGATTTAGTTTTGTCTGAGATGGGTTTAAGCCAAGTCCAACTTTTGCGCCTCCGATTGCTTGTCCGGCTTGTCGTAATGCCCCAGGAATACTGAACGCTTCGTCAATGTCCTTCGGGTTCACGCTATCGATCAAATCAACAGCAGTGTTGGCTGATTTGATTCCATTAAAGAGTTGAGTCTGAACTGCCTGCGGCAATGCTTTCTTAAACTCAAAATCTCCAGAAGGACCAACAATAATGTCCTGACCACTCTTAGCTGCCGCAGCTTTCAGAATCTGAAACTTAGCATCCTTCTGGTCTTCGGCAGATTGCTGCCAATCAGCAAGTGCAGCGGTCAAGGGAGACTTTTGCGCTTGTTTTGCGCGCATTGTCTGAATTGCTTGAAGTTCAATTTCAGGAGCAAGTCCAAGCGCCCTAATTGAATCTTCACTTGCAAGACCTGCAACCGAAGAAATTCTAGCAGCTTTTCCAAGCTGCTCTTCTTCTGTGCGCTTTTTAGCAATTAACGCATCATCAATGACGTATTTTCCATCGGCGGTGCGCGTTAATGCATTGTATTTTCGAGCATCCTCAATTCGTTTTGCCTCAAGCTGATCTGTGAATGCGGCAAGTTTGGCCTGCTTTTTAATCAGTTCAGCGCGAGCAGAATAAGGTTCCAGTCCGTTTACCAAACGTGTCGCCTCTTGATTAAACTGCTTCGATTTGAATCTCGGAAGAGCTGGCATCGCAGCACCTTCAGTAGTGCTGTTCAAAAAGTCAGACACCTGCTGATTGAAGTTCTGAAAAGTATCGTACTCAGCATTTTGAGCTTCTGACTCAGTTAGCGCATCCGCATACGCTTTCGACTGAATCTTATTCTGAAGATCCGACTGACGCTTACGCATCTGCTGATCAGCCAGTTGCAGATTGAACTGCTCCATCATCCGCTGCTGCGTCTGCGCGCGGTCGAACAGCGATGCGCCTAGCTGAAACGCTTGAAGAGATTGGTCGGCCATAAGATTTAGAGTCCGAAATTGGACGAGCTGTATTCTGGGAATAGGCTGGTAGATTGCGGCCCTATTTCAGAGGTATTTGTTCTCGGAAAAGAATAAATCTCAGGATCGTTCTGAGGATTGTAAGACGATGGCGGTCGATATCCCCATGGCAGTTGAGACATCAACGCACTCGAAATTCCATATTGCGACAGCGCGCCGCCAACCTGACCACCAAATCCAGTGACAGCACTCTGCAACGCTTGCTGCATCGGAGAAGCGGAAGCAGCGGCCTGAGCGGCTTGCAAATCGCGTCCATACTGAAGCTGTTGCTGCTGCTGCATGAATCCAATTCTTTGGCTCGGCGTAATGAACATGCTGCTCACCGAGAACGGTTGAGCCATTCCAACAGACCGCTGTTGCTGAATGAAACTCTGAGCCTGAGCAAGACCCTGATTCTGGAGCTGCATCCCAGTCAACCCCAAGTCGCGAGCGGTTAGCGCACGACCGAATCCAGATCCGCCACCAAATCCTCCAGACAAAGCTCGTCCAGCGGTAGAGCGTTGAACCTGAGCAGAAACCTCTGGCGAGATTTCTCCGCGCAAAGCCGACCCAATGTTCTTGCCAGCCTGTTGAATCAACTG